GTTGAAGGCAGTAAGGCCGAAAAAGAGCCAAAGGCAAAAAAGGCCGATGGCTAGGATGACCACTCTATTACTTGATAAGAGTGGTCTAACTGACACCGCCCCCCGGGTAGCCGGGGGGGGGGTTGTCAGAATAGGGGGGGTCATGGTAGAAAAGGATTGTGACGGCCAGGTAACGATTGGGCAATGGCTCAAAAGGATGGAATTAAATGGCATATCGAAAGAAAGTAAGTTGGAAAAAGAGTCGGAGGGACTTCAGCCGAAAAGCCCAGAAGGTGCATGTGAAAAATCTGGGTGGTGTGATGCCTTCGAGAGGCGGAATTAGGCTTTAAAGGTGGCTTGTTATCGCCCCCTCACCGGATATAGGAGCCGAACGATCGGCGCGTCCGGAAGGAGGGGGCTCGTTTTTTCTCGAGGGAAAGCGTTTAGCGGAATAGAAATAAAAATCCCATGTGGTGTTTGTGTAGGTTGTAGAAAGGAAAGGGCGAGACAATGGGCTATACGGTGTATGCATGAGGCAAGCCTTCACAACGAAAATTGTTTCGTAACCCTCACATTCCATGATAAATATTTGCCGAAAAATCTTTCAGTGGATGTGAGGGATTTGCAATTATTCTTGAAAAGGTTGAGAAAAAGGTCGGATAAAAAAATTAAATATTATGCTTGCGGTGAGTACGGCGATCGGTATGGTCGCCCGCATTACCATCTGTTAATCTTTGGGCGTGATTATCGCACAAAGGGGGGAATGGATGTGAGTGATGAGATGGTAAAGGCATGGAGTGATCCGAAAACAGGTGAGGAATATGGAATGATTTGCATAGGTGATGTGACTTTTGGGTCAGCGTCTTATGTCGCCAAATATATAATGAAAAAAAGGTTAGGGGGTGAATCGAAAAATAACTATGTTATGGATGGCGACGAAATAATAATGGAAAGGAAACCAGAATTTGTGGTGATGTCCCGCGGTAGGAATAAAGGTGAAGGAATAGGTGCAGGTTGGTTTAAAAAGTATGGGAATGAAATGTACATGGATCGAGTGAGGGCCCCAAAATATTATGATGAATTATTGGGGATGGAAAATCCGGAAAAATTGGAAAAAATAAAGTGGGAACGAATGGTAGAAGGTATAAAAAGGCGGGAAGATAATACCCGCGATAGGTTAATAGACAAGGATCAGGTAGCGAGAGCGAAAGAAAATCTCTACAACAATAGGAGGATCGAATGACTGTAAAGGTGTTTGCGATATTTGATGCCAAGGGAAATGGATACAGTATGCCCTATTTGTGGGCAACGCAAGGTGTAGCCTTGCGTGAATTCATAAGGGCAAGTAAGGATGTAAAATCAAATATAAATCAATTTCCGTTGGATTATTCCCTGTGGTTGTTAGGGGAATATGATGATCAAACTGGGAGGTTTGAGAATGAGAAGGTACCGAGAAATCTTGGAACGGCGTATGAATTGGGAGATTTTGCTAATCAGATTGAAGTGCCTCGTGTTACGGCTGATCAAGTCATCGAAAGTTTTGTTAAGACGAATAATAAGGAGGAATAGAAAATGGATGGTCCAGTAGGAACTCTTCCGTCTGTAATGGGGGGACGGTTTAGTAAAGTTCCCCAGGTTAACATTCAGCGTAGTTCGTTTGATCGTAGTCATGGTCTTAAAACCACATTGGATGCAGGGTATCTCGTTCCAATTTTGGTTGATGAGGCGTTGCCGGGAGATACGATCAATTGCAATATGACAAGTTTTGTTAGGATGCAGACTTTGAAGTCGCCGTATATGGATAATGTGTTCTGTGATACATTCTTCTTTTCTGTCCCGATGCGTTTGGTATGGGACAATTGGGAAAAGTTTTGCGGGAGACAGAATGATCCGGGGGATTCGATAGCATATACAATCCCGCAAATGGTTTCAACGGCGGTAACTGGTTACGCAACAGGATCCCTGCATGACTATCTTGGGATTCCAATAAAGATAGCAGGGTTGACGCATAGTTCACTATGGCACCGATCGTATAACCTAATTTATAATGAGTGGTTTCGCGATCAATTGCTTCAGGATTCGGTAGTTGTCGATAAGGACGACGGACCGGATGATCCGACCGACTATGTTCTATTGAGGCGTGGAAAAAGGCATGATTATTTCACTTCATGCCTGACGGATACGCAAAAAGGCAACGCCGTTGAATTGCCGATTGGTGGGATAATTGATGTGGTTATGAATCCCACCCTTGCAATCCAGCCTCATTTCAGGAAAATATCGGATCACACATTACATGGTGCAACAACTGTGAACAGTGATGTAAGTGGGCATATCGTTTCAGGTACTGGTGGGATCAATTCACTATATGATCCATCGGATGCTTCTGATACTACTTTGATTGCCGATATGGGCACCGGGACGGCGGTGACGATCAATGATATGAGGGAAGCATTCCAGACTCAAATAATGTTGGAAAGGGATATGAGATCAGGAACCCGCTACAAAGAAGTGCTCCAGGCCCACTTCGGAGTTACAACGCCCGACCACAGATTGCAACGTCCTGAATATCTTGGCGGTGGTTCTTCTCCAATAATGGTGCATCCTGTGGCACAGACATCGGAAACTAATACGACAAAGCAAGCGAACCTTGCAGGGTTCGCAACATCGTCTGGCCAGCATGGGTTTTCAAAGTCTTTCACGGAGCATTGCTTAATATTGGGATTGACCAATATCCGTGCAGACTTGAATTATCAGCAGGGTCTGCCTAGACAGTTCAGCCGTTTAACTAGGTATGATTTCTATTGGCCCGCTTTTGCTCATCTTGGAGAGCAAGCGGTGCTTAATAAGGAAATATGGGCTGACGCGTCGGCAAATGACGAGGAACCGTTCGGTTATCAGGAACGGTATGCGGAATATAGATATAAACCCTCGTGGATCACCGGGAAGTTTAGGAGTGATGCGACAGGGACGCTTGATCAATGGCATGTGGCTACGGATTTTGCGGCTCTCCCGGTACTTAATGCAAGTTTTATAGAAGATGATCCACCGATTTCGCGTGTGGTAGCGGTTACAACGGAACCCCAATTTTATTGGGATGGCTATTTCAAGTATATTCATGTCCGGCCTATGCCTGTTTATGGTGTGCCGGGCCTGATAGATCACTTTTAGTCATGATAGATCCGGTAACTGGTGCTGTAATAGCGCAAGGTGTGGGATCCGCAATAGGTGCGGTATCCAATATGTTTGGTGCTAGCCAGGCCTCGAGCGCACAGCAAAAAGCAAACGAGATGAATTTGCAGATAGCAAGGGAAAATCGTGAATGGCAAACCCAAATGGCGGGGAGTGCATATCAAAGAGCGAAAAACGATATGTTGGCGGCTGGTTTGAATCCAGCCGTTATGATGCAGGGCGCTGGTGGCCCTGCATCAACCCCGGCGGGGAATGTGGCGACAATGGAGAGTGTTGCGCCACAAATTGCCTCATCGGCGATGGAGATGGGAAGGATGGCAAAAGAATTTGCCGAAACTGTGTCTCGTACAAAAGAGCATAATGCTCGGGTAGAATTGTTAGGAGAGGAAAAGAAAATGGTTCAAGCGAATACGACCAATGCAAAATTAGAGGCAGAATTAAAGGATAAGATGTTAGTACCGATAAGGAATCGGACGCCTTTTGAAAAAAGGCATGGAAGGATATTGGGTCCGATTGATTCGATACTTCATCGGTTATCTCCTGCCGTTGGTATAGGAATGGGTTTCCTTGGTGGTCGAATGATGGGTGGACGCGCATCTGCGAAGGCTATGCAAACAAGGGAAGGCTTTGGACAGGGTAAAGCCTTCGGATCTGAAGGAGGTTGGTAAATTGAAAAATTTTGTGTGTGATCTAGTTAAGTTAGTGTTCGAATTTGTATGGGGGACCACCTGCGGTGGGTAAATTAATTGTTACCCCAGAGGGTCGGCATCGAACCTTGATCGAAGGTGAGTCTATGACAAAAAAGTCGCATAAAAAGGAGTGCGACATTAATAATATAATGGCAAAGTATTTTAGGACGGGTCAAATAACTCATGTAAATAAAAAGCAAGGCGTGTATATGGATACATCAGGCGTTGGGGATTTCGTCACCGTAAATAAAAAACTAAATATGGTAAAAGGTGCGTTTGAATCCCTAGCCGAAGATGTTAAAAAAGCCTTCAATGGTAGTTGGACAGAATTTGCCCGTCAGATACAGGATCCCGCTAATCATGCCCGTTTCGTTGAATTGGGCATTTTAAAAGCGGATACACCAAAGGAGGCTATGAGACCCTTCAGGAATGAAAAAGCCTCCGAAACAGGCCTTGCCAGCGCGTCCGCGCCGGCAAGGACGCTGGAAGTTGAAGGCAGTAAGGCCGAAAAAGAGCCAAAGGCAAAAAAGGCCGATGGCTAGGATGACCACTCTATTACTTGATAAGAGTGGTCTAACTGACACCGCCCCCCGGGTAGCCGGGGGGGGG